GCAGCGGCAGCGTCTAAAGAAGAAGCATGGATAAAAGCTATCCTACGAGGCGAGGACGTTCATTCACTTACTGCATCAATGGTATTCCAATCTGAATGGGTTAAGGGCAAAGAAAAAGGCTGCACATTTCCTAAAAAATGTAAATGCAAATTGCATATCAAACATCGTGAGTACGCTAAGGTAACTAACTTTACTATATTGTATGGTGGAGGCCCTGGCAATATTAGTAAGAAGACAAAGATGAGTATGAAAGATGCTCATGTACTTGTATATAAATTTAAGCGATCAGTGCCTAAGTTAGCAAGATGGCTTGGTAACAACGCTGAGTTTTCCATAAAGACTCGCACAAGTTTTTCAGCTGACCCATTTAAAAGACGCAGGGTGTTACGTGATCCTGAAGATTGGATGCTTAACAATATTGGTAAGAATAACCCTATACAATCATGTGGTGCTAACATGGTAAAACTGTCTATGGTGTCGTTGCCTAAAGAATACCCTATTGTTCTCACACTCCATGATCAACTTGTATTAGAGGTAAAAAAATCGCAAGCCAATAAAGCATTGAAAGCCCTTAAAAATGCTATGGAGAAATCTGCAGACTATTGCACTGGTATACCTGGGCTAATTAAGGTTGAGCCTAGAATCGTCATGAACCTACTTAAACAATAACATATGAACATTTTAAAAGAAGCTGACAACATAGTTAATAACAGAAGTGAAGAAAAGACCAGACAGTATGGCGACTTCGACACAAGCATGGAGAGAATGGCTAAAATATTTAATGCTATGACAGGACTTAATCTTACAGCTGTTGAAATGTATAAAGCCATGATAGCTCTTAAAATGTCACGAGAGCTACACGCTCACAAAGAAGATAACTTACTTGATGCCACGGCATATATAGGAGCTCTTAACAATTATTTACTTAAACAAAATCCAAAATGAAAAATTACAACACAACAGACCTCGACCCACAAACAACGTTTGAAAGACATGTCTTCCATCGTGATCAGTTCGCTCACTACCTTAGATGGACACACATACTTCGCGAAGCTCGCATCAACGAAATAGTAGTTGATTTTGGCTGCGGCAAAGGCAATCTTCTTGAAGTATTCTATCGCAACAAGTTCAAGTGCAAGAAATACATTGGCGTCGACATACGCAAGAAGACTATCGAGCAAGCTGCTTCTAAATTCTCCATTGTTAAATGGGCTCAGTTTATTGTGGATGATTTGATTAAAAACAAGGTGGACTACTCTACATTTAAAGCTGATAGAGTCTGTTCATTTGAAGTTGCCGAGCATATTGGAAAGCAAAACATTGGGAAATTTTTGGCCAACTTTAAATTGTGTGGCAAGAAAACTGCTTTATACTATCTATCTACCCCCAACTTCGACGAGAAGGTAGGTGCTGCTGGCAACCATACATATGACTCAGGCGACGGCCTTGGTGTAAGAGTGCATGAGTTCTCTCACAGTGAACTTGAAAAGCATATCTTAAAAGCCGGCTTTGTAATTCACAAAAAATTCGGCACATTTGCATCGAGCAAAGACTACAAGCCACTATTGAATGATTGGCAGAAAAAAATGTTTAATGCCTTAAGAGACTACTACGATTCTAACCTAGTGTCTAACATCATGGCACCATTGTTTCCTGAGCACTCTCGTAATACCATGTGGGTTCTTAAACAGAAGTAACATGCAGCTATCTAATGAATTTCAGCCTATCCGTTCTTGGGCGGAGGCTAAAGGTATTTTGTCGACCGGAGATACTAAAACGCAACTCGTAAAGCTGTTTGAAGAAGCCGGTGAGTTATCTAAGGCTACGCTAAACAACAACCATGAAGAAGTTGTCGACGCTATTGGTGACTGCGTTGTTGTGCTAACTAATTTGGCTGCATTGCATGGTCTTAGAATTGAGGACTGTATTAACTCAGCCTACTCAGTGATAAAGAACAGAACCGGTAAAATGTCAAATGGCACATTTATAAAAGACTGACTATGGTATTCCAAAATGCAAACGAAGTTTTTGAGTGGTTTTATACCGCCATACTACTTCAACCTGATAGAAAAAATGGCACACGGTCTTTATTCAACCAATCATTTACCATCTTAAATCCTCTCGATAATCTAATTACCACACCATTCCGTAAATGGAAGAAGTCGTATGCGGACTTAGAGTTTGAGTGGTATAAGACAGGCAATAGAGACCCAGAGATGGTAGAGAGTGTTGCTAAGATATGGACTGCGATGAAGGATGAGAATGGTTTTGTTAATAGCAACTACGGTTATTGGTGGTTAAAGAATCACCAACTTAATAGGCTTATCAATATACTAAATGAAGACAATGAATCAAGGCGTGCTGTTATTGTGCATTACGATCCTAATGATTCACACAACTATTCTAAAGACACACCATGCAACATGGTTTTAAATTTTAGAATTGAAGGTGAGAGATTGCACTTGACAGTCTTTGCCAGGTCTATTGATTTAGTCTATGGCTTCTGCAATGATCAATATTGTTTTAGTCTGCTATTCAATTTTGTTAGGCAAGAGCTTGTCTTATTACCTGGTACTATTCACTACTTCATCACAGACTTACACATCTACAAAAAGCATTTCAATTTAAAACCCCTATAATATGAACAAGACAAATCCAAAACCCATGTTTGATTTCAATGAGAAATACTTTAACAATGAAAAAACTCAGATGAGTAAACTAAGAAAGTTTAAAGATGTAGCACCACCATCGTTACGTAAGGAGTTGATTGTTAAGATTATTGCAACTGGTTATACTACCAGCTTTAAGCTAGAATCAGATGGCGAGTATTACAACAGTATGGGTAGATCACTTACTGAAATGTTAGAAATGTCGGCAGCTCTTGGTAATTCTAAAGTAAGTATCTATGCGGGAAAAGGAATTTGAAGCGCTTCACAAACGTGGCTTCGTTATCTTGCAGGCTTCGCGCTCTACCAATGCCCCGATAGGTTGGAAAAATCTTTCAACAAAAAAATGGGGGTATATAAACGAGATGCAAGACCCTACGTTGGCCGTGTATAAAAATACATTCAATGCGAAGATACTCGCTCGCTCGCACTGTGGTTTTTATCTTGGTCATGGTAATCTATGCTGCATTGATTTGGATACAAAGAAAGATAGTGTTGATAGAGTTGAAGTTGAAAAGCTGGTTGCTGCTATTACCAAAGCGTTAGGTGACTATGTTGTAGTGGAGACAACTAAGTCAAATGGCTACCACATCTACTTCCTTTATGAAGAACGCCTACCAAACAATCCTGACTGGACTGGGATAAAAAAGATTGTAAATGGTAAACTCGTTTCAAATAACTGGTTGGAGTTGTATTATTCTAAGCGGTTCATGGCGTGCTATCTTTCCAATTCTAAGAAGTACAGCCTCATTCATGGTGAGATACTTAAGATGAAGATGATGAAGACTAAGGAGCATAACAAACTCCTTAGCTTTATTGAACCTTATAAAGGCAAAATTTCTGAACGCAAAAAAAGTTCGCGCAAAGCACCAGAGATTGACAAGGAAGTATGGGAACAGACTGAAGCGTATGTTAAGCAGTTAGAAAATCAAGGGCTGGACATTACTGGTGATAACCCTCAGTGGTTTAAAATTGGTAAAGCATTCGCATCTGCCTTCGGGCAAAAAGGTTTTGATATGTTTAACCGGCTCTCACAGTTCTCAGCCTCATATAATGCCGACACTATTGAGGACGTATATACGCGCTACGTAGATGAAGATGGTAGAAAGCGTGATGAGAAAATAACAATCAGAACGTTTTTTAAAATCTGTCAAGATGCCGGGCTAACGGATTTAAAGACACTGCAAACATTACAACTTCATCCACCATCTGAAACAAAAGAGTTTCAATTGGAGTTGCTTAAGAAAGAGTCAATGGGTGAGCATAGCCACACAGTTGTAAGTGAGTTTCTTAAATACAATCCTATTATAACCATTGATAAAAGTAGTTTCTATATATTTGAGCAGACTCATTGGGTAAAGCGTGGCCCGCGTGAGATCGTTGAGTTGATTAATAGCTTTGTAGATAGGTCTACCATTGATCCACGATTTATAAAACGGCTAAGGACTATCCCATATCTAAAAATGATGTTGGAAGAAATTGCGCTTGTTACTCACCGTGATGCAATAGAGCCGCTCACTGGCAATCTTAAAGATGGTGTATTTGTTAACATGGAGAATGGTGTACTGCATATCAATCTAAAGACTGGTAAGCGTAAGCTGCTTGATCATGAAGCTGGTTATTACTTCACTACCATTTTACCATACTGCTACGAGCCGCAGGCAGCGTGTCCGCGCTTTGATGACTGGATGGCAAAACAAATTCCTGATGAAACATTGCACGAGGCTTATTATGCATTCGTTGCGAGCTGTCTGACTAAGCATAAGGCTGATATAATAATGATGTTAGCTGGTGAGACAAGCACTGGTAAGAGTTCGTTGATTGATATAACGAGGCGCGTGATAGGCATCGACAACTGCGCGGCAATTTCCGCGGGCACACTTTTTTCCGGCCAACCAGACGCGGCTACTCAAGCCATGCAGATGGAGAATAAATTGCTCGCATACGATTTCGATTCGCAACCATTTAAACATCTTGAAATGCTTTTGAAAGTTGCTGCCCAAGAACCTATCATTGGTTGGCAGATGCATGTAACGCGAAGACCTGTAGTAAATTATGGTAGACTGATGTTGGCAATGAATCCATATAACTACTCAGTTTTTAACGCTGCTGTAGCAAGGCGCTTCGTTACAATCAACATGGATGTACAAGTAGAGAAAGACAATACAGTGATACCAGCTATCTATGAGAATGAGCTGGCGGGTATCTTCAATCATGTTATGAATGTAGGGATGAAACACCTTATAGAAAATGGTGGGCGCATTAAGGTTACTGGTGAGATGAAAAAGGCTACATTAGACTTCCATCTTAATAATCGTGATGCAGTGCGTTGGTTCAATGAAAAGTATGTTGTATTAAAGCCGCCTATTGGTAACGATAAGCGGACAACTGCAGAAGAAAAATTCCTGCGGGCAAATAAAGAAGTGAGTAAGGTGTTATTCACAAATGTTGCTGAGATGTATAAGGATTATCGCGCGTGGTTAGAAGACGTTGAGGGGTACTCAGCCGGTCGTATACAATTAAAGAAACACTTTGCTGCTGATCTTGAGTTATACGGTATAAAAGAAGGTGTATTCAAGATCGCTGGAAGCACTGTGAGAGGTGTCTATATAGGTGTAAAATGAGCAGTTTTCGGTTACATTTTCGGTTACAAAAAAGTTGTAACTATGAGCAGAATTTTTGTAACTATGAGAAAAAGGCCTAAAAATGGCAGCTAAAAAGCGAGCACTTTCGAGCCTGAGTTTGTAACTTATGTAACTAATGTAACCGTAACTGTTTGGTAGTCAAGTTAGTTACCTAAGTTACATAGTTACATCATATAAGATTCTACAAAAGTGTAACTCTCTAGAGCCTTATAGTGCCTTTTTTTTGTAACTTATGTAACTTATGGAAAGTGTGGACTTTTAAAAGTGGTGGAAAATGTGTATATTAATAGGGTCGCGCGAACTAAGATGGTGTGTGGGTGGCTTCAAGGAAAACAGGTGTTTTACAGGTGAATTTTTTGAATGAGAAAAAAATCAGGGTATAAAAATAAAAATATTGCTAGCC